ACCGATGACTTTCGAGCAGCGTCTCGCGAAGCAGCTTCAGCGGGACGGTTTCTCTTCCTGAAAGGTAAACACAGATGGCGTCGAGCGTAGACTGGGCACGTTCCATTGGCACGACCCTGACACTGCACCTCAAGGAAGAGGAGCAGACGACCTTCCGGAAGTACAAGGTCTTCGCTGCCCTCCAGGCGAACGGCAACGTCGCCATGAATCAAGGAGGTCGTGGCTTCGACTGGCAGGTGCGCTATCGCGACATCCCTGTGTCGTCCTACACCGGCGAGTCGCCGCGAGTCTTCGCTCGACATGCGCTCTGGCAGAGAGCGTACCTCCCGTATCGCGGGTATAGCGTGACCGATCAGATTAGTAAGCGCGAGATGCTCGAAAATCGCGGTCAGGCCCAACTCATCGACGTCGCAGGCAAGATGGCGAACCGGCTGCGCGAGTCGATGGAGTCCCACCTCAGCCGCGAAGTGTTCATCGACGGCTACGCCAGCGGCAACGACAATCGCTGGATGGGCCTTGAGTCCATGTTCGCTGTGAACGGCACCGTCAACATCGGCACCGGCGCTCAGCGGACGGCCAATGCGGCCGACCCGTTCGGTTTCCCCGCCGACGAGTATGCCGGCCTGAAGACCGGGCTCGGCCAGTACGCTGGCTCGCAGCTTGCGACTGGCTCGTGGCCGCGAGTGCCGGCCGATCCGGAGTACGACTTCTGGTCGCCCCTGGTGTGCAACTACACCAGCACCGCCTTCGGTGGCGCTACGGCGACGTGGAAGGATCAGTGCATCGAGGCGATCCGCGAGTCGGTCAACCACGCCAAGCGGAACGACACGCGAGAGAACCAGATCGACATGATCCTTCTGGATCGGACGCTGTACATCCAGTTCCTCAACCGGCTGGACTCGCGTGAGCGGGCTATCGTGTCGAAGACCAACGGCCTGAAGTCCTACGGCTTTGGTGACGTCGTGGAAATCGACGGCATCGAAACCGCGAGCGACTACGCCGTGCCGGCCGGTGTGGGGTACGCCCTCTCGATCGGGAATATGGAAATGAAGGTGATGACCGGGCAACTGATGGAGGCGGAGGGGCCGTTCTACAACGAAGAACTCTCCAGCTATCGCTACGCCGTGTCGGTCCTCGCCAACATCAAGATGAAGTCGCCACGCAACTTCGTGAAGTTCGCCGCCCTCGCCTGACCCCAGAAGGAGTTCCCTAGCAGATGAGTACGCTGACTGCTGATCCCGGTTTTTCGCGCGGCCAGACGCTCGGAATTACCGTCACGCTGTATGAGGCCGAGAACGGCGACGGGTCGACCGTCGTGGGCACCCGCAAGGTGTTCCGCGACGAAGACCCGAAGACGGGCGCCCTCAAGAGCAACCGGACGGTCGAGTGCATCGCCGTGAAGAACACGAGCGGCTCGGCTCTCCTTCCCGGTGCGGTCGCCAAGTTCAAGGACGCGGCGATCCTGTCGGAGGTGGACGGCCTGGCTACGACCTCGACTGCCCTCATGGGCGTCGTGGACGAGTACCTCCCGGCGGCCGGCGTGCCTGCCAACGAGGTGTTCTGGCTCGTGGTTCGCGGCCCCTCGACGGTGACGAAGACGGCAACGAGCGTTGCTGCTGGCGCTGCTTACGGCCTGTCGGCTACTGCCGGCTCGGCTGCGGCGCAGAGCACCAACCCGCTGCTCGGCTACGCCATCGACACGAGTGCCACGACCTCCGGCCGGCTTCTTGTCCGCACGAACGCTGGTTTCTGATTCTCGTCATAGACGTCGCGACGTTTGGCCGCAGGAGGGATCGGACGCCCCCCTGCGGCCTTTCTTTTTGATTGCTGGGAGTTTCTTCAATGGCCCTTCCCAATCAACCTACTCCTATGGGCCAGTTCGATCAGCCTGACCGGCAGGCGATCATGGCGCAGCTCCAGACGGCAGGGCTTCTGGACTTTCCGGAGCTGGAGGACTTCAAGGTGAAGCGCGAGGTTGGGGCTGGGAATGTGCCGGCCCCGAAGACGGGCATGGCTCCCATGATTTCTTCCGTTCCGCAGGCAGACAGGTGACGCATGGCAGTGCCAGGACGGCCCATCCTTGCTGCCGGCGTGCGGTCGGCCACGATAGCCGATCTTGCGGCGACCATCCGAAAGCTTGAAGAGTCGGAGCGGGCCGTGCCTCCCCACCGTTTTACGACACAGCGCGGCTCTTCGTATGTGCTACTGCCTGACGGATCGACCATGCGATACAAGGCGGCGAGGCAAGAACATCCCGGCGAGGTCGGCTGGATGGAGAAAAGCGACAGGACAGCGTTCCTGACACCAGAGTCTGCGAATGCGCTTTCGGTCGTTCAGGCCACTGGCCCACGACGCATGACGCTTGTGCAGGACACCGATACCCCGCGAATTGCGGTCGCCTACCAAGACGAGTTGCGGCCCATTCGCGGCACGATCGTGGACTCGCAGCCCATTCCAGCCGCAGGCATGCTGCCCCTGGAGATGCGCAAGGGATACACGCCCCACTTTGGGAACGTCATCACCGATCTGGACGCAGAGCCAAATTGGGCCGACTGGCTGGAGCGAGCGGCTCGCGGGTTGCCGCCGCCGGTCTTTGGGGGTGCCCGATGAGCGACAAGACCTGCACCGACTGCGGCGAAGACTTCCCCGTCAATCGGGACCATTTCCGGGTCAAGAAGGACGGGTCTTTCGACGCTCGGTGCGTGGTCTGTCGTGCAAAGGTGAACAGGGGCAAGAAGCGCAAGCAGAAGGCCACTGACATGAAGGCCATCGAGGAGGGCGCCCTCAACGCCTTCACGAAGGCTGCTGGTCGGGGCGGGGAGAACATCCCGCACTCCAGCGAACTGCTTGAGCGGCTGATGGAATACTTCGGCGGGTCGAGCGGGTTCGCCGCGATGATGGTGAAGCAGTATTTCGACGCCCCTCCAGGCGGCTCGCACCGCACCAAGATGCTGGAGGGCATCGTTCGGCTCGTCACAAAGAACACCGAGCTTGGCGGCGCCAAGAAGCCGCTCACTCAGTGGTCGGACGAGGAGCTGGAGGGCGAACTCGATCAGCGGCTGAGCCGCATTGCCATGAGCATTCAGGGAGGATTCCTCAATGTCCAAGTCACGCCGGAAACCTCCGCAGATTTCGCCGCTGCCGTCCGTCAAGCGATTGGGGGCGTTCCAGCAGAGCGAATTGAAGGAGATGCAGGCGGAGCTGGCGACTCGTCGGATCGAGGCGCTGAAGCTCTACCGGCCGACTCCGCAGCAGGAGGAGATTCACCAGTGCAAGGCGAGTGAGGTGCTTGTGCTGGGCGGAAACCGCTCAGGCAAGTCGCTCTGCACGTTCGTTGAGGATGCTCGTGCCGTCTGCGGCAAAGACCCGTACGGCAAGTACCCTGAGAAGGACGGCATCCTGGCGATTGTCGGCAAGGACTGGAAGCACATCGGCCTTGTCGTCTACCCCATGCTGTTCATGGCTGGGGCGTTCAAGATCATCAAGGACGAGCAGACGGGCGAGTGGCGGGCGTACAACCCAGTGACTGACTCGGCCCGCGAGAAGGACGCCAAGCCGGCGCCCCCGCTGATCCCGCCTCGCATGGTGGCGAAGAAGTCGTGGATTCTGAAGTCTGCGCGATACATCCAGTCCTGCACGCTGACGAACGGCTGGCAGATTTACTTCTTCTCGTCTGAAGGAGAGCCTCCGCAGGGCTGGCAGGCAAACAGGGTCCACATCGACGAGGACGTCAACAACGGCGATGCGTGGGTTCCTGAAATGCAGGCCCGCCTCTCCGACCGTCGCGGTGTGCTGTCGTGGTCTGCCATGCCGCACTCGCGGAATGACTCGCTTCAGTCGCTGGCAGAGCGGGCTGAGAAGCTTGTCGAGCAGGGCGTCGAGAACCCGGCCATCGTCAAGTATCAGCTGCGATTTCTCGACAACCCTCATATCCCAGACAGCGAGAAGACCAAGCGTATCGAGGCGTGGGCTGCGCTTGGCGAGGACGTGCTGCGGATGCGCAGCGAGGGCGAGTTCATCAGCGACTCGATCCTCTGCTACCCGACGTTCGCCATGCACATTCACGGCTACGATCGCACGGAGCTAGAGAACCTCACTGTGCCGCCGGACTGGTGCCGGTACGCGGCCGTCGACCCTGGTCACGCCGTGACGTCTGTGCTGTTCGGGGCCGTCCCGCCAGACGAGTCGATGCTCTTGATCTACGACCAGCTCTACATCCGCAACTGCAATGCCATCATCTTCGGGGAGAAGATGAAGGAGAAGTGCGTCGGGCAGAACTTCCACGCCTTCCTCATCGACATGCACGGCGGCCGGCTGCGGGAAATCGGCTCGGGTCGCCTTCCGGTCGAGCTGTACACGGAGGAACTGAAGAAGCAGGGCGTATCGAGCCAGACGACCGGGCACAGCTTTATTGCTGGGTGTGATGACATTCAGGCCCGCATGTCGGCCGTCCGCAACTACATGCACATCCGCCCGGAGGGCCGTCCGACGCTCAGGGTGCTGCGGAGCGCCTGCCCCGACCTTGAGCGGGAGCTGAGGCGGTACAAGCACAAGACCCAGCTTGTGGCCGGAACCTACGTGGTGACGGACCAGCCAAACACTCGGGGGGAAGTCCACGCCTGCCAGTGTCTTGAGTATTTGTGTGCCTATCGACCCCGATACCACAAGCCTAAGTTGGACGTCGGTCCCGAACCCTGGTACGTCGACTGGATGCGGAAGCGCAAGAAGCGCATGGCCGCAGAGGCCGACGACTTCATCTTCTTAGGCCCACAGTCAGGAGCGAAGTATGGAAGCCGAATCCTTTAGCCCGCCGACGATTCGGATTGGCGACAGCGTGTACTGGTATCACGACCCTCTTACCTGCGCCGACCCGGTGCTGGGGTGGATTGTGCAGCGTCCGGGCATCAACACCGTCTGCGTCCTGACGTTCAGTCCGCTCTCTGGCTTTCAGGAGAAGCCCTCCGTTCGACACCGTGACGATCCCGGCCTTCAGGAAAACTCTGACTGGCGGCAGTGGGGTTGCTGGGAGTATTCGCCCCAGACTGCCCAGATGAAGAAGCTCGACGGCTTGATGTCTCAGATCGCCAGCCTGACGGAGCAGGTTGCCCTTGCAAGGAAGCAAAACGGTGGAAACAAGAACGGGTGAGGATGCCCTGCGCGCGATTGCGCAAGGCTGGATCAAGAAGATCGAGCTGTCGCTGAAGCACAAGCGCCCCTTCACGGAAGACGCGAAGGAGGCGATGAGCTTCTTTGATGGCCCTCACAACTGGTTCTGGGACGACACCTACGCCAGGCACCCGCAAGGCTACAGCCGCACGATTGCGCCCCCCGCCTTTCGTATGCAGTGCAACCGGGTGTTCGAGGCTGTGAAGCTGTTCGGCAGCGTGATCTACCACCGCAATCCGGTGCGTACGGTCGCGCCGTCCCGCTACCCGTTCGTCACGCCGGAGGTGATTGGCGTCATGGACGACGCCAGCATGATGGCGTACCAGCAGGCCGCTCAAGAGACGATGCGAATGTCAGAGGTGCGCAAGGTGGCTGCCCTGCTGATGGAGCGCTACCTGAACTACACCCCAAACGAGCTGGACCTCAAGACCCACAGCCGTCGCGTTGTGGACGAAAGCATCATCAAGGGCATGGGCCTGTGGTGGACAGAGCTTGTCCAGCTTCCCGGCACCAACATGGCGCTCGTGGGGTCGTTCGCGGACAGCGTAGACAACTTCACGATGGACCCCGACGCCACCGAGATCGAGGACATCATGTGGTGCGCTCGGCGCTGCACTCATTCGATCGACGTCGTGGCTCGCCAGTACGGCCTGGATCGCGAGCAGCTGAAGGGCCACCTCGAAGGCGTCAAGCCGATCGACGCCGAAGCCGAGCAGCAGATTTTCAGCGACGAGGATGCTCCCTACAAGGGGCGCCGTGTTGGCAAGAGCAACGAGCTGGTGACGTACTGGAAGATTTGGAGCAAGACCGGGCTGGGCGATCGGCTCAAGGACATGCCCAAAGACCTTGTCGGCGCCTTCGACGGGCTGGGCGACAACTGCTACATCGTGGTGTGCGAGGGCGTCAACTTCCCCCTGAACATGCCGCCGGCGATGTTGGAGGCGCCTGTCGAGGAGTCGGCCGGCGTGCCCCCAGACCTGTTCCGTGCGGTGCAGTGGCCGATCCCCTTCTGGGCAGAGGCGAATGGCTGGCCGTTCGTGGCGCTCGACTTCCACCGGAAGCCCGGCTACATCTGGCCCATCTCCCACATCAAGCCCGGCATTGGCGAGCTGCGGTTCATCAACTTCGCGCTGTCGTTCATCGCCCAGCGCGTTGCCGTCAGCTGCGAGACGCTGCTGGGCGTGAGCAAGGCTGCGGACCAAGACATCAAGGATCAAATCCTTGCTGGCTCGGAAAAGGGATTCAAGGTTGTCGAGATCAGCGAAACGCTGGGCCGCAGCGTGAACGACCTCATCTCGGTCTTTCAGATGCCGGAGGTGTCGCCGGAGTTGTGGAAGATTCTGGAGGCCGTCACCGGGATGTTCGACAAGCGGGTCGGCCTGACCGAACTCGCCTACGCCATGACCTCCAGCCAGATACGGAGTGCCACAGAGGCCACCGTGAAGGCCGAGCAGCTGTCGGTACGGCCGGACGACATGGCGAACCGGCTCGAAGACTCCATGAGCCTTCTGGCCCGCCGGGAGGCGTTTGCTGCCCGGTGGCTCTTGGAGCCGCAAGACGTAGAGCCGGTGATCGGCCCGCTTGGCGCAGCGGCGTGGGCGCAGCACGTCAAGCCGCTGGACCCTGCTGTCCTGGCTCGGGAGTTCGAGTACCGCATCGAAGCCGGCTCGGCTCGCAAGCCGAACAAGGCGACCCGCGTCGAGCAGATGCAGGCTGCCCTTCAGACGCTCGGCCCGATCCTTCAAGGGCTGGTGCCTATGGGTGTCGTGGACCCGCTGAACGCGCTCATGACCGACTGGGCCGAAAGCCTGGACATCGACGCCAAGCCGTACCTCATTCCGCCCCCTCCGGCGCCGCCTGCGCCTGACCCATCCCAGCAGCCGCCTGCTGGCCTGGAGGGGGCGGGCGGGGGCTCTGAGGCTCCGCCGCCGCCGGAGGCCGTTCCTGGCGAGATTCCGCAGGTGCCGCCAGAAATGCAGCCGTGACGGGACACAAACCTATGGGTGCCATGAACGACGCTATCGACCTGCCGCCAGACATTGCCAACGCCTCGCACGAGGTACGGTCGCACTACGTCCGCATGGTGCAGGACGGCCAAAGCCCCCGATTTGCCGAGATGTGTGCGCTCAAGGCGCCCCCTGGAACTCGCGGCACTGACCGGGCCTTCATGCAGGGCCGACTGGCCGGAGAGTGGCTGAACTCGATGCCCAAGAAGCAGGCGGAACGGCTCATCAAGCAGGCAGAGTCGGCCGGGATCAGCACTGCCGGCAAGTTCTACATGGGCGGCCTCGCGGACAAGCGCGCACATCTCGATCCGGAAGCGTGGGTGGACTCGGCTGGCGACGTTCTCAAGGTCGCCAAGAAGCGCGACCTCGAAGTTCACGGGATCGTGGACTACGTGCCGCCCCAGAAAGGCCCGCCCAAAGAGGTTGACATCAACCCACGCATCCTTCGCGAGCATGTCCGCAAGGAGATGAAGGCCAACCCGAAGCTCAAGCGGGGCGAGGCGATCGAGAAGGTGAAGGACCGCATTGTGCCCCACTGGAAAAGGAAGAAGTGATGCCAAACAAGATCGAACGCCTGAACTCGATTGCCGGACCCATCACGGTCACGAACTCGACCACCACTAGCCCCAAGATTCCCTTCGGGCCAGCTGCCGGCGGCGTCGTCGTCGTGGACTCGCTGGCCGGCGGCGCGAACACGCTGGCATGGCACGTGGCCTTCGGGCCGGACCTTGAGGCACGTCCGCTGTACGACGGGACGACCGCCATCACGACCAGTGTCACGGCTGGCCGGGCCTACGCCATCCCGGACGCAGCTTTTGCAGCTCCGTACGTGGTTGCCGTGACAAATGCCGGAACCGCCTCCATTCGCATCAGCGTGAAGGGCTAGGCTCGCGCCAAAGGAACAAGCATGTATTACGCCGCTCAAGACATCCTCGAATACTTGATGGCATCGACTGGCGGCGGGTCGCAGGACAGCGAGCATCGTGTCCTGCGGGCTGCCGCGCATCACGGGTTCCGTGACGTTGCCTTTGCCAAAGATTGGCTGTGGTACGTGACGGATGCCGCCCTGGCAGACGACACGGTTGGGAGCGGAGACGGCACCACGACCTTCACTCTTCCTGCCAATGTCAGCAACGTGGATGCCGTGATCCCGCCAGACCGTGTCACTGTGACGTCGTATATCACTCCAGCAGAATGGAAAAAGCTGTCTGTGGGCTCACTGTCGGTCGGTGATCCCATCTACTGGACGGTCATGAAAGACCCCGCCTTGCCGGACAGGTGGCAGCTGCGAATCGCCGGAATACCGAGCGGCGGAAGCTCTGGCTTTTCCTACACCTATCGCCGCAAGCCACAGCCGCTGCGGTATATGGGCTACGAGACGATTTGCCGCACTCCAAGCTTTAACCCAACTGGAGCAGTCAAGCGATACGGCACCAGCGCCAACTTCCCGGAATCAATGTTTGGCGTGTATCCGTTTGTGGCGCAGGAGATCATCGGCAGCAGCGGAACCCTTGTCGGAACCATCCCGCCGAACGCCAAGACGGTTGTGTCCGACTACGTGGACGTCTCCGAAAATATGTTCACGGCCACTCTTTCCTGCGCCGAAGTCTGGCTGGCTCGGCTCATGGGGAAAAACGTGGAGGGCGCAATGTCCGTGTATCAGCGCGATCTTCGCATGGCAATGGAATCGGATGTCGTGGCGCCGATCAGCGGCCGACGCACTGGCACGGATCGCTACCCAGACTCGCAGGCGCCTCCGTTTGCCGGGACGGCTCGCCAGCTTGGCTACTACAGCCCAAGCGGCCCTGACACGGGAGTGTAGTTATGCCACAGGGCCAGTGGGCCGGGATGGTCACTGACGCCAGCCCGTACGCCCTCTCTGCCGGCGCAGCCGCCGTGCAGGTCAATCTGTCAACGTCCATTCCGGGCCAGCTGACGTCTCGCGGCGGCATGCGGGATGTGGCCTTTGGCGATGACGACGACAAGGCTCCAGAGAACGTGCGCGACCTCCTGCCGTACGCCACGCCTGTGGACCGCGCTCTGATCGCACTGCGGTCAGACGGGAAGATTGTGTTGCTGCGCAGCCCGCACGCAGGCAGCGCTCCAGCACAGCCGACAGAGCCAACCCTTGCGCCATCCGGCGACGACGTCGCCAGCAGCTACTCGGGACGATTCGTGCTTGGCCCTCAGGCGTCCGACTAATGCCAGACGTCATAGCAGAAAATTTTGATCCGAGCCTCCCTGTGTCGGCGGCTCAGGGCAGGCACGGCGAGCTGATCCTCGTCCAGGGAGGCGGCTTGACTCCCAAGCGATGGGCCGGCCTGGACGACGACGAGGTGCTGCCCGCATCGAACGCTGGGATTCCCGCTCCGGCTACCGCCCCCACGATCGTGCCGTCTGCCGGCGTGCGGTACTACGTGGCGCGCGTTGACGTTCAGAAGTCGGGCTCCGTCTACAACCTTCCGCCCGTCGTCACGTTTACCGCCGATGCGAGCCCGGCCGCTGGATTCAGGGCTGCGTCCGCGCAGAGCTATCTCGATCAAGCTTCCGTGAGAGAGATTCGAGTCGTAGACGGCGGCAAGCATTACATCGCGCCTCCGTCCGTGCTGCTCAGCGCAACGCACGGCACTGGGGCGCAGCTCGTTGCTGAGATGGATGGCGACCCGCCGAACCCCACCTCGATTACGCACTACGAGATCATTCAAGGCCCGCCATTCGACGACGAAGATGGATACGCCAATTTTCAGCGTACGCAGTACGGCGCATGGGGTGCTCTTGAGATTCCAATCGCCAACGGCTCGCACACAATCTCGCGCACCCTCACGCTCTGGACTGGTGCGTCCAAGCTGGACCCAGACACTCCGTCTGGGGCTGCCGGCAACACGACCACGATTGGCGTGACTCTCTCGTACACCGTCAGCGGCGCGACCGGGAATGGCGCAAAAGCAATAGTGAATTTCTCTGGTCAAGGAATTTACTACGCCGAGTGCGTCCTGACATCTCCCACCAGCCAGTCATGCGTAGCGCTGTTCAACTCGGCGTGCTTTCTGAAATCAGTGAAGATGGTGACTCCCGGTTCTGGGTACTCCGAAACAGACCCTATCACTATTCGCATCAACTCCAGCGGGCCTGCTTACAAGAACGTCATCATCGAGGGCTACCCGCCGGGCCACGCCAAGAATACATCTACGCCACGTTTCACCGTCAAGAAAATCAACAAGACGTTTGGCGGCACCGGCTACGTTGTTGCGCCTGACATCAAAATCACTTCCTCAAGCGGCTTCGGCGCATATGCCACAGCCACCGCCTCCGGAGGGTCGATCGGGACGGTTCGGCTGGAGTCCGGCGGGGGCGGCTACAAAACAATCCCGACTGTGCTGCCCGTTTCGGGCGGTGCAGAAGCATTTGCAGTTACGCGACCGCACTTGCGCGGCAAATACCAGTGCTACTACCGCTACGTCGATGCTACGCCCGAGAGTAAGGGTGGCCCTATTCCAGGAAACCTGTCTCCGGTCAGGGAGGTTGACGCGGGAGACGGCAAGGCGTCGATGACTTGGGGCGTCGTTCCGCCGCCTGCCGATCCGTCAGGAAGTCGGCCGCTAACTGTCGAGCTGTGGCGCACGACAAGCAACCAAGCCCTCATGCTGTATCGCGTTGCTACGGGCGCGTCGTTTTATGACTACCGGGCAGCTCCTGGGGGAGTCGTTGCGGGCGCGCTGTCATTCGTAGACGACCTCACGGACGAAGAAGTGCGGAATCCAGACAGAGCCGGGTATGCCGCCATGCCTATCGTGCTCCCCAATGGCGACCTCAACGCGATGCGATTCACGCCGCCGCCGGCCGACAAGGCGGTGGTGGTGCGATACCAAGATCGCTTCTGGTATGGCGTGGACACGAGCGGCGAAGAGCCGAACGCCCTGTATTTCTCGGAAGTGGACGAGCCCGAAAGCGTTCCCGACATCAACCAGTTCGTGCTCCAGCAGAACTCGCGAGACACCGACGCTATCTCCGCGCTCATCCCGTTCGGGACCGCGCTGCTTGTGATGCAGTCGCGGCACGCCTACTCGGTCACGTTCGCAAAGCACCCGCTGCGAGATGCGGACGTTGGCCCCGTCGCCAACAGGGGGTGCCTGAACCAGCGCTGCTGGGACGTTCATGAGGGCGCGTGCTATGTGATGGACCGCTATGGCATCTATGCGTTCTCTCCGTCGAAGGGCGTGCAGGATTTATCGTCGCCCATCGGCAATCTCTTTCGCGACCAAATCAACTTCGACAGCTCGACGTGGGCCTTTCTTGCTGTCGACCCAGTGGCAAAGGTTCTGCGGGCGTTCGTGACGTTCAAGCAGGACGGACAAACGGCATTCCCGACTCGGGCGCTGTGCTTTTGCATTGCCAGCAATACGTGGTGGATGGAGCGATACCCGCAGCGCATATCCGGTGTCGCCCACTCCGAACTGGACGGAGGCCGGTTTGGTGGAGTGTATGCCGGTCAAGGCGGCGCCTACTTGCTCGATGAAGGCGCTGTCGATATTGCTCGCGGTTCCGTGCTGTCCGTGACGCTTGCGAATCGCGGGTCTGGCTACCGCACGCCTCCATCCGTGACGGCTCCCGGAGGCATTGGCGCAGAGTTCCAGGCGGTTCTGGCTAGCGACGGGTCGCTGTCGGGGATTTGGATCGTCAATCCCGGATTCGGCTACGCAGCGGGCGGCAGTCTTGTCTTCTCTGCGCCAGACGATCCCGGAGCTGTCGAGCCTGTCACGGCCTCCGGCTCGTTTGCCGTCTCTGCGAATAACGCTGACACCAGCGTGTATCCGGTGTATCGGTACAAGACCGGCAGCACCGAGTACCCAACAGACATGAACTCGCGCGAAGGGGGAATGGGGCAGCCCCGCGACATCAGCGTGACCTACAAGCCCCAAGACGGAGATTGCGGCCTGGCGATGCGGCTGTACCACAACAACTCTCCGCACCCACGCCCGCTTGCTGCAAGCTACAGTCTTGGTGTCGGGTTCGCCGCCAGCCGTGCCGCCGGCGCATCCAGGATCGACATGGGAAGCGTGACTGCACGCACCGGCTCGGACTCAGGGTTTGCAAAGAGTGTCTTTGCCGGCCGCACGCTGGACACTATTGCGTCCTCCGACCGGCACGTAGCTGTGGAGCTGCTCGGGGCGCGCACCCGCAGTGAGCCTGTTGTGATCTACGAGCTGGATGTATACGGCACGGCCCGCAGCCCTGAGGCCCAGTCGTA